TCTTATACTTGAGGGGTAGATGTAGTTTGGGCAGCGGACGAGCCTTAGGCTTAGGCATTTGCGGAGGCATCTCAGGCTTCAGCATGCGAGCCGCTTCTGCAGCAAGATCAGCACCAAGTTTTTCAATGTCAATCTTTCGGGAATTCATGGCAAACTGACGATCTGCGCTACGCAGACTTTCGTCCATCTTCGCCATGTTTCGTCCGTAAGTCGCAAGACTTGCTGCTTGAATCTTGCCAGCGCTTCGACCAGGTTGAGCTGTAACCTGTGATGCACCAGCATCCATAAGCTGATCAACCATCATGTCTTGACGGTCAAACGCTTGTCCAATACCAATTTCTAAACGGACATTCCGCTCTGCCTCGTAAGCCTGAGCAGCTGCAACATTATTGAAGTGAAGCTGTTTCTTATAGTTCTTCTCAGACTGATCAAACTGACGTAGTTGATTTCGATAATCAAACGTCAGCATTTTATTCTGATAGTCCCAAGACCTCAGATCAGCTTCGTCTTGCCACTTATAGGTATTGACAAGATTATCGAACTGCATCCGAGCATCTTGTCTGGCCCAATTGGCGGTACGTCTACCCTGACGGTTGCCAAACCGCCAGGTCTGCATATCATATTTATATTGCTTAGCTACCTGTTCGTTGTAAGCATCAATTTGAGACTGCTGACTAGAAGCTCCTAAAATAGAACTACCAATACTCAGAGCCCCAAAGATTGCATCGTCCCATCCAAAGGCCATCCCTTAACGCCTCCGATAATAGCGAGGTGAATAATTGCCTTCCCACATCATCGACGTAAGTGCGACAGGGAATGGGGAATCACTGAATACACGTATGTTGAAGTTGTCATTACGTTGATGTATGGGAAGAGTGAAGATATTAGATTCGGTCAGAGGAACGTCGTTAGCAAGATAATAATCAGCATCCTGAACGGATTGAATGTCGTACCATTCAGCAGCCCCTTTCCTCTTAAGTTTGAAGCCAATGTTGCTGGACAAACCAACGGAGAACTTCAGGCGACCAACAGTCAGTGTCGCTGTGTAATCAGACGTACCTTCAGAAACCTGGTAGTAGATCTGTGGAAGCTCAACATCAAAGTTGTATTTGTATCCGATATAGATCTGAGCAGCCTGACTGGTCAGGTTCTTCCCTTGCACAGCAAAGTATGTACCTGTCCCATCTGTCCCTCGTGTTGGTGTCACGGTAAAGCCGGACTCCACAACAGAGTTGTTCTGGACAGTACCTGCAACGATTAGTACAGGGGTAAGCGCCGTAACATCGCTGTACGGTAGGTAGCACTTTGTGGTCTGTGTGCCAGAGTCGTAGACGACTGAGGATGGGTTCCTGTACATATCAATGCAGATTTGAACAGGGTTACCCTGATTGGTTACAAGGATCTGACTGTCAGGAGTCTGGTTAAGGTTGTTTCTAATCAGTGAGTACTGGCCGGACTGGTAAGTGACAGCCCAGAAGTTATCAGCATCAACAGTGCAGAATTGAACATTACCAGGTAGTTGCCACTTAAACCATGACTGCATCAGCATCTTCTCAGCTGAGCCATAAGTACGATAGAAGTACACAAATGGTGTAGTCCTACCAGACATAGCGATGAAGCTGTTCTGCGAACTGGCAATCAGGTTGTCAATCGTGCTTGGAATCCATTCAGAGATAATCCGACCAATATCAATCACATCAGGACTTTCCTGCTGACCTCGTGTTTGCATTGCAAAGACACGCATGTAACCAGGAATCTTGCTGACAAACATGATGTTGGTGCCAACGTCCACTGGATGGATCAATGGATCAATCTCGTAGTTAGAGATGGCACGGATTGTTGTTGTACCAGGAGTCAGCACCCCTTGGTCTGCATACAGCATGAACTGTTGGCTTTCGGTGAACAACACCAGACCTTGTGCTGTTGGTACTACTGACTTCAGAACAGCAGGTCGAATGCTTGAGCAGCTGATATCAATCGGATCGTTTGGAACACTGGAAAGAGCAGTGACGTGATAGAAGTTGAAGTATTCACCAGCCTGACTCATCGACACATTGTCTTCAGTCAAGAAGCCAAGTCGATTGTTATGGAAGAATGCTTTCTGGATCTTCTGACCTACAAAACTTGGGTGCTCATTGGTTTCATCATCACCAACCAACCGGGGCTCCCAGAACGACCTAGCAGCGTTGCTAACGTCCTTCTGAAGCGGTCTGAATACGAAGGTATTGAGTGCTGTATTGAGCAGCTCATGGGGCATTGTAGAGGGGTTAAGGCCAATTGATATGCCAGGCTTGATCGTCTCTTCCCAATAGCCCTTACCAGAGACACCGTTATCTGCTTTGAATTCAGCATAGTAAGTATCCTCTCGACCAACAGTATTGTTGACGGTTACAATTCTACCGTTCATCGTCTCGCCAGGCAGTTCACCAATGTTATTAACACTATCCTGATACGCCTTGATATCATCACCACCAACACCACCTGATGCATCGATGGTAAAATCAGCGGTACAGCTTAATTCAAGCGTACCCTTGAGTTTGGTAACAGTAAGCCCAGATATACTAAGACCATTAATACCGCTCTGAAGTGTTGAGAGAATAGTATCAATGTTGAGAACCTTGTTGGTTGTTGTGTCGCTATTGGTAGTAGGCTCAGCGTTCTTTGTCGTAAAGTTGTAAGTAGAGCTATTGATCGTGACTTTATATTCAGCTCCATATGCAGCGTTGTAAACACGAATAGTTGCCTTACGCTTTGGATAAACAGTAGTCGCTGCCTGAGTTGTGACAGTAACTGTGTTGTTTACGACGAGAGTTGTGTCTTGAACAGTGAGGATGTCGTAGTTATCCTTTGTACCTGTCAGGTAGTTAGCTGCGCTGTTCTCATAAGTAACAGTTGCAGCTACACCTGTTGCAGCATTCCAGACGTTAATGGTTGATCCGTTGATGTTACCGATATAGGTCTCACTGTTATCACGACGGATATAGAACCACTTGGCGTTGGCAAATGCGTTGGGTGTTGAGGATAAAGTCTGTAGGTGCTTAAAGCCAGGACGCTTTGCTAAACCAAACGTAGGGTCTGGGTAAGCATTGAGGCATTCTCTCAGTTGACCTGGAAATTTTTTGTCATCAGGTTGCTTGGATACACCACCAAGGAAGTTGGGTATCCGTTGGGTTACACTTGCCATCAGCGATACAATGCCTTGAAGGGTTCATAGCTGTTGTAGTAATTGGCTCCACGAGGGTGACCAAAGAAGGTGTAGTCACCTTGATTACATTCATACTCAAGAGCCATAGCCCGTGTATAGGCTTCACGTTGTTGGAGCATCTGGTATTGGGTGTTGTCACCAACAATCCTTGAAGACACCAACACAGCAGCTCTTGCCACGATGTAGTCCTTGATTGGTGTAGGAAGGTCTACCCAATCAAACAACCACACCACATCACATCGAACAGGCTCATCCCACTGGTACGTGTGATTAGTCCGGTCATATAGCTTCCCACTCCGTCGTACAGCATCTTTGTCCCTGTACTCAGGAGTCAGATCCATTTGGATCATATTGTTGGGAATGACAATGTTCTTGTTCGTATCAGGAGTGATGGGATAATCGTATTCACGGTTAAATGTCCATCCCTCCGCCTGCACCTCCCGTGACACCTGTAGAAGGGTGTCGTATGCAATCGCAACGTCCGGGTTGGTTTGAGTAAGAGTGGTTACAGGCGCCTGACCAACTGACGCCAGAATTTCATTAACAGCTTGAAGCTCGGTCTGAGCGTTAGTGGTTGGAAACGGCATAACGATAGCGTTATTAGCTTTGGATAAAAAAAAGGGGGGACCCCGAAGGATCCCCGGATTAATCAGACGTTAGCGATGTTGCACTCAACGCCAGGATATGCAGTACGCAGACCCTTAGTGGTCGAAGCCACAGCAGAGTCAGCGACAGCAGAGCCATAACCAAAACGAGTCTTGGCTACAGAAATACGAACGGCATCAGTGGTGCAAGCACCGTTGTTGCCAGCAGCTACAGAAGCAGCCATGATGTTTTACCTCAGTTGGTATAGTTAACAGTATCAACGCGGAACGTTGCACTAGTCGTACCAGCAACGCTCAACACGTCACCAACACGATAACCATCACCACCAGCAGCAACGGTCTGTCCAGTTACAGCGCCAGAGGCGACAGTAGTGGTCAGAGTACAACCACTACCGTTGATGTTGTCATCAGTAGTGGCTTTAGTGCCAGCAGTTTGACCAGTGCCAGCAGTGAGACGAGTCACGCTGACAACAGTGCCACCTTCGCGCCCAGGCTCAATAGGAGGACGCATGTAGGCAGTTTCACTTGTGGTGACGCCTACACCGCCAACAGGTGCGAATCCCATTGTCGTTCTCCTTATCAGGAACGAGCCGACTGCAGTTCAATAGCAGC